TGAATTTAGGGCAGATATCTTTATCAAACCTAATCGTTCAATTAACTTCATAACTTTAAACTTCGTAGCAACAAGAACTGGCGTGTCCTTTTCTGAAGTTGCTGGCGCTTAACTAGAGAGGGGAATTTAAAATGCCTAATATTAATGACTTTAAAGCACGCCTCGCTGGTGGTGGTGCAAGAGCGAATCAGTTCAAGGTAACAATGCCTTTTCCTGGTTACTCGGTAGTTGGTGGTGAGACGCAACAAATGGCGTTCTTATGTACTACTGCTCAGTTGCCTGGGATGACAATTTCTGAAACACCTATACCATTTAGAGGTCGTACTCTTTATATCGCAGGTGATAGGGAATTTGAACCTTGGACGGTTACAATACTAAACGACACAGATTTCCTAGTCAGAAATGGCCTTGAAAGATGGATGAATGGTATGAACAATATGACTGATAACGAAGGTCTTACAAATCCTGTTGACTATCAAGTTGACGCTTTTGTAGATCAGTTAGATAGAAACGGATCTGTTCTTAAAACTTATACATTAAGAGGAACATTCCCAACTACTCTAGCACCTATTGACTTGTCTTACTCAGACAATTCAGCAGTTGAGACTTTCAGTTGCACATTCAGATATCAATATTTTGAAACTGATACTACTACTTAATTTAACATATAAATAATTAGTAGTAATTATTATGAAAAGGAAATCTAATGGCTGAATTATTTGGTTTTCAAATAACCAGGCCTGTCAAAGCGAAGGACGGTGGATCACCACAAAGTTTCACCGTTCCTACGCCAGATGACGGCACAACAACAATCTCCGCTGGTGGTTACTTTGGATCTTATCTCGACCAAGAAGGTGGTGCTAAGAATGAAGAAGAACTAATCAGACGATATAGAGAAATTGCGATCTACCCTGAGGTAGATACTGCTATTGATGATATTGTAAACGAATCAATCGTATCAAATGAGAGAGATCAATCAGTAAGTTTATCACTAGACAACTTACAACTTTCTGAAAAAATTAAATCTAAAATTAGAAATGAGTTTGATGAGATATTAAACCTTTTACAGTTTGAAGAAAAAGGTCACGATATTTTTAAGAGATGGTATATAGATGGTAGAGTTTATTATCATAAAGTTATTGATCCTGATAAACCTAAACTAGGTCTAACAGAAATAAGATACATTGACCCACGCAAAATTCGTAAAGTTAGAGAAATAAAAAAACAAAGAAGTCTCAAAGGTATAGATATGACTCAATCTGTAAATGAGTGGTATGTATATAATGAAAAAGGTATGACTTCACCTAACTCTAATATGGGTGTTAAGATAGCGTCTGACGCTATTACATATTGCACTTCAGGTGTAATTGATCAAAATAAAAATGTTGTTTTAAGTAATTTACATAAAGCAATTAAACCTGTCAATCAATTAAGAATGATTGAGGATGCTGTTGTTATTTACAGAATAGTAAGAGCACCTGAAAGAAGAATATTTTATATTGATGTTGGTAATTTGCCTAAGATTAAGGCAGAACAATATCTAAAAGATGTTATGGCAAGATATAGAAATAAACTTGTCTATGACGCCTCAACAGGAGAAATGCGAGACGATAGAAAACATATGTCTATGCTCGAGGACTTCTGGCTGCCTAGGAGAGAAGGCGGCAGAGGAACAGAAATCTCTACTCTACCTGGTGGACAAAATCTTGGCGAAATACAAGATGTTCAATATTTCCAGAAAAGAGTTTACAGATCACTCCATGTCCCAGTAAGTAGAATGGAGCAAGATCAAGGTTTTAATCTTGGGCGTAGTGCCGAAATAACTAGAGATGAAGTAAAGTTTTCTAAATTTGTACAAAGATTAAGAAAAAGATTTACTGGTCTATTTCAAGATTTATTAAAAACACAATTAGTTTTAAAACAAATTATTTCAATAGATGACTGGGATAAAATAAAACAACACATACAATATGATTTTTTACAAGATGGACATTTTGCTGAATTGAAAAACGCTGAGATGTTAAGAGAAAGAATTAATCTTGCAAATGAACTAACACCTTATGTTGGTAAATATTTCTCAGTAGAATATCTAAGAAAGAATGTGTTGAGACAATCAGATGAAGAGATCGCAGAGATTGATTCACAAATTGCTAATGAAGTCCAATCCGGTACAATCGCAGACCCATTAGAGTCTGAAGATGATGAACACGATATCGAGAAGGACATATTAAACAAAGGAGAAAATGAATGAGTGAAGAAGAAATAAAGTCGGTAGAAGATAATAACGACAATATACCTAATTATGTTAAAGATATGGTAGATTCTCTATCTCAAGGAGACAATATTGGTGCTGAGAAAGCATTTAAAAACGGTCTAGCATCCAAAATATCAACAGCACTAGACGATAGAAGAGTTGATGTTGCGGGTGAATGGATGAATGATAAACCTGAAACTGAAGAACCTGCTGAGGTTGAGGCACAACCTGCACAACCTGAAGAAGATATATTAGGCACTGGCGAAGGTGCTCCTTATACTGAAGCAGATCCGTTTACGGGTAATCAGATAGAGGAACCCAAAGAGGATGAAAGCGTATAAAGAATATGTTTCGTCTTTAGACGAATCAGAACACAAAAGAAGTAAAGAATACAAGAAACTATCGCCTAAAATGAAGAAGGCGATAGATGATTTATTCAGATCGTCTGATTCTCTAGATAAAATAGACACTAATATTGTAAGAGTCGCAAAGAAATATGGTGTTGTTAAGAGTAAAATTATGGATTATTTAGAAAGAGAAACTTTGCGATAGTATAAATAGTTAATAGGAGAGAATTATGGCATTCGCAACAAGAACATTAAGAGATGACCCTATACCTACAGGTGCCGGTTCTGCTGGTGGTACAGTTATCGTACAGTTAGATCACTCGTCAGATAGTGCGACTTCAGCGGCATTAGACGCAAGTGCTTTATCAGGACACGCTAACGGTGCTAAACTAAGTATCGTAAGATGTTGGTGGGCATTATCTGGTTCAGTTGAAGTACAATTCAAAGGTGCGTCAACTGATACACACGCAATCAGATTAGCAGGTACTGGAAAGTATGATGGTCCTGCCATATCTAATAATGCGACAAATACTGGTGCAAGCAGTGGAGATTTAGAAACAATCGGTGCTTCCGCAACAGGTTTCATAATATTAGAATTAAAGAAAGACGCTGCATTTACAGCATAAGGAGAGAATAAATGTCTGAATCATTAAGAACTAGTAGAAGTTTGCTTGAAGAATCTGCAAAGGTTTTAAAAGGCGAGATGAAGATGAAGAAAGCAGAAAAAGAACCTTATCATCCTGGTACTGAAGGTGGTATGGGTGAAATGACTGACGCTCAGAAAAAACTTCCGCCTGCTTTACAAAAAGCAATTAAAGCAAAAGAAAAATCTAAAGACGAAGAAATGATGCCAAAAAAAGATATGATGAAGAAGAAAGATGAAGATTCACATTTTGACGACAAAATGAAAAAGAAAGAAGAACTTTCTGACGCACAAAAGAAAATGGATATGAATAAGAACGGCAAAATTGACGGCGAAGATTTAGCAAAACTTAGAGCAAAAAAAGAACAACTAGAAGAAATTATTAAAGACTTAGAATCTAAGTTAGAAGAGTAATACAATGGCTGACACGGTAACGAGTCAAACTATTGCTGATGTAAGTGGTCAAAAGACTACTATGAAGTTTACCAATTTGTCAGATGGTAGTGGAGAGACTTTAGTAAAAAAGATGGACGCCTCGGCACTAAATTTTATGACCGAGGACGCAACTAAGAAAATATCTAAGTTGAATTGGTCTATCAATACACAGGACCCAAAAGGTGCTGTAGAAATATTATGGGCAGGTAGTGGCACGACAGGTGTTAATTCTACCGCTGTTGTTTTATCAGGTAGAGGTGTCTGGGATTTAAGAACAGACGGCAACGAAATATCTAATAATGCAACACTTGAAGCAAGTACTTCACCTGCTGGCGATATACTCTTTAGTACAAGAAATTTTAATAACGGTGATAGTTATACTATCATAGTAGAGGTAAGATAAATGAAACTAATTACAGAAACAATCGAAAATCTTGAGTTTATTACCGAAGAAAAGAAGAATGGTAAAGATTACAAGATTCGTGGTATCTTTCTGCAAGGTGATATAAAGAATCGTAATGGTAGAGTTTATCCTGTTGATGTATTACACAAAGAAGTTAACAGATACAACAAAGAATTTGTAGAAAAGAAGCGTGCTTTCGGTGAGTTAGGACATCCTGACGGACCGACTGTGAATCTTGAAAGAGTTTCACATATGATTACTAGTCTAAAACCAGAAGGTAAAAACTTTATAGGTGAGGCAAAAGTAATGGATACACCATACGGTAAAATCGTCAAGAATTTAATTGACGAGGGTGCTCAATTAGGTGTATCATCTAGAGGTATGGGATCAATGAAACAAGTTAATGGCAAAAATGTCATAAACAATGACTTTTATCTCGCAACTGCTGCTGATATAGTGGCAGACCCATCAGCGCCTGACGCTTTCGTAGAAGGTATTATGGAAGGCAAAGAATGGGTGTGGGATAATGGTAAGATTCAATCTCTAGAAATTGAAAAATATCGTAAAGTTATTGAAGAGGCAAAGCGTGCTGAGTTAGATCAGGCAAAAGTTGCAGTTTTTCAAGACTTTATGAGCAAACTATAATTATTGCGTACTTTAATTTATTATACGGGAAGTCAAAATAAAATTTCTTATAAATATTTACAGTCGAATAATTAACGATTTTAATTCTAGAATTAAAAAAGGAGAGACCAAATGTCTGATACTGAAGTAAAAGAAGTGGAAACAGTAGAAGAACAGATAAACGAAGATGTAGCGGCTAACGCACCTACAAAAAATGCTGTTCCTGCTGAACCTACTCCGCTTTCAAATGAAGCAGAGGATCTTGGTGCTGCGGTTGTCAAACCTGATGACGCAAGAAAAGGACCTTCCAATGCTGGAAATAAAAGCAAGCAAGTAAAAGACCAGGTCAATAAAGACGCTAATGACGGTAGTAATCCTGCCGGTCAAGGCGATTTCAAACCAGGAAATAGTTTGAAAGAAGAAGAAGTTGAAGCAGAGACAGATGAAGTTGTCGCTGAAGATACAGAAACAGAAATTGACTTGTCAAAAGATGTTGAAGCACTAGTTTCTGCTGACGCTGACCTATCTGAAGAATTTAAAGAGAAGGCTGCGACTATTTTTGAAACTGCTGTAAAGACACGCCTTGCTGAGAAAGAAAAAGAAATCCAAGCAAAATCTGAAAAAGAAGTAGAAGAAAAAGTTTCTGCTGTTAAAGAAGAACTAGTTGAGAAAGTTGACTCATATCTAAACTATGTAGTTGAAGAGTGGATCAAAGACAATCAATTAGCGATTGACAGAGGAATTAAATCTGAAATTTCTGAGGATTTCATTTCTGGACTAAAAACTCTTTTCAAAGAACATTATATTGATGTTCCTGAAGAAAAATATGATGTCTTAGAAGCGATGGCAAAAGAAAAAGAAGAATTAGAGAAAAAACTAAACGAAGAAATGGCGAAGAATGTTGAACTTTCTAAGTCTAACTCGACTTTCTCTAAAGAAAAAATTTTTTCTGAGGCCGCTGATGGACTCGCTGATACTGAAACTGAAAAGTTAAAAGAATTGGCTGAGAACATTGAATTCAAAGACGAACAAGATTTTAGTAAGAAGTTAGATGTAATTAAAGAATCTTACTTCCCTAAAACAAAAAGTGAACCATCATCTAAAGAAGATGTTGATTCCGTGGTCGGTGACGCTACTCTGAAGAGTGGTAGTAATGAAGCGATGGCTGCTTACACCGCCGCAATTTCTAATACACTTACTAAAGTTAAAGTTTAGTGAGGGTGTAATTTTTTAAAAAACAAGGAGAGAAACAATGTTTCAAACTGAAAATTTACAAGAAAAGTGGCAGCCAGTTCTTGAGCATCCTGATTTAAGTGAAATTAAGGATTCTTACAGGAAAGCTGTTACCACAGTTGTATTAGAGAACCAAGAAAAAGCGATGAAAGAGGACAACCTAATGGAGGCGGCGCCTACTAACAATATTTCCGGCGGAAATATCGGTGGTGGTGTCAATGCTGGTTGGGACCCAATCTTAATATCACTTATTCGTAGGGCTCTGCCTAATATGATTGCTTATGATATCTGTGGCGTACAACCGATGACAGGTCCAACTGGACTTATCTTCGCTATGCGTTCTAGATTCACATCACAAACTGGTGACGAAGCGTTATTCAACGAAGCGGACACAGACCATTCATCAAACGACGCTGCTGGTGACTTGCAAACTCCAGGTACTGGATTTGCTGCTACTAACCCAGCACTACTAAATGACTCGCCTGCTGGCAACTACTCTACTGGAGTTGGTATGTCAACTGCACAAGCTGAGGCACTTGGTGACGCTGCTGCTAATGCGTTTGCTGAAATGGCATTCTCAATCGACAAAGTTACCGTGACTGCTAAGTCTCGTGCTCTTAAAGCAGAGTACACTATGGAACTTGCTCAAGACTTAAAAGCAATCCATGGTCTAGACGCAGAAACAGAACTTGCGAACATTTTATCAACTGAAATTCTTGCAGAAATCAACCGTGAAGTTGTTAGAACTATTTACTTAGTTGCTAACAAAGGTGCAGAAGTTAATACAACTAATGCAGGTATCTTTGACTTAGATACTG